GAGCCATACCAGTAGTGACTTTTACTCCGCTAGGACGTGTCTGTGCTCCACCTGTCATTCCTGACCAGTTGTTATCACGCCTACCGACAGTTGAGTCACCCCAAAAGCTCTCTAAATAAAGTTGCGTGATGATTCCACTTGGCAAAATGTTGTATTGCACTGCGTAGTTAATAATAGCTTGTACGTTAGCTTTTTTGATTGTATGACCATAATATTTAAGGTCTCCGCCTAAGTACGTGCGATTTGAACCAACCGTTTTAGTGACTTTGCGAGTTACAGGATTAGAAATAACACGCTCGCCTTTAACATTTTTTTTGCCGTACGGGCGTATGGCATTATAAATCTGGCGCTTGTCAACTGTTTTCCTTATCCCAGAAATATTTTTTTGATAGCGTAATATCACATCGGTCTTATCACGACCTACACCATAAGATTTGCCCTCCTCGTATTCTTTGTAAATATTAATGATGAGTTGCTTAAACGTGTGATTGAAATTAAGCTTTGTCTCAAACTCAATTTCTGCATCGAAATTATTAGCAATTGACAAAAGACGAGCTAACTTAGTTTCTTGACTAGTCCATTCCAATGTAAGTTTTTTGTCCTTAACTTCGTTTGTGCCAACTGTCAAAGCACCCCAGTTTAAAATATCAAATTGCACAAGGTACTCTTCAAACGACATCGCTTTAGTTGCTTTATATGCGTTGCAATACTCATTTAGCAACTCTAAATTAAGATTTTCACAATAACAATCAATTTGTTTTTCATCTTCATCAATTTTCATGATGTTTAACAATTGTACTTTACCTTTGTGCACAAAAGAGACAAATTCTTGATCGTTTAGTACGTGATATTTATGACTAAGTGGGCTATCGCCAAGCAAATCTTTTTTATAAACGGAGAATTCTAGTACAGACGAGCCAGTCTTTTGCTTTCTATACCACTTGTGGTTAAAGTAATTCAAAGCTCCTTGTTTATCATTATCCAAAAAAAGGACAGGTTTTAAATCCGGTCCATGAATTGTTAACATTTATTTGTACCTCTCTTCAAAATCAATTGATATATCAGGTAGCGCTGCGACCCAGCTAGACAAGTGTACGACTAACTCTGATTCTCCTGGCGGAATCGAAATCATCTTAGAACCTAACACCACATCTTGTATTGAATCTATATCTTTTGTACTTACAGTGTCATTTTCAAAGTTAATGATAACCTCATCCCCCGGCTGGTACTTATTGACGATATTGTTGTAATGAGACACTCCCATTTTTTCAAAATTGACTTTTTCAAACAGGTTGTAGTTGATATATTTAGAGCTATCACTACATGTCCCCATTGCAAGATGTATCTTGCGAGATTTTTTTCCTTTAAGAGATGGAACAGTTACATGATGATGCGCACCGTTGAAGTAAATACGAAACTTGTCTTCTTCCCTGAAAATCTCAACCGCTCTGCTTCTATTCATCGAAAAAGGATTGTGATAATTTCTATCTGCCTGAAATTCAAACTGCTTGTAAAATCTCCAGCCTACACCGTCATCATCAAGAGCAAAAAAATTGTATTCTGTTTCAAAACCATTTTTTCGTTTGTAAGTTTCGATTCCATACAAAAACTCGTCATTTCCTTCATCGTCGATTCCCGTTACACAAAGCTTTAAAAAACCTTTTTGATCCTGAGCAGTAGCAATAAAAATCTGTTGCCACCACAGGTGCTCATTGAGAGTGTATTCTCCGTTTGAATCAGGATTGATAATAAACGTTCGAGTCCCAACGTGCTCGGTGTAGCCCGGGGTAGTACCTCTATTTCCAATAACAACATATTCACCGCCTTTACCAGAGCCTAAGATATTATCAATGCGCATCCGTTTAAGTTCTGTGTCATATGTTGGTGGCATGTGATTAAGTTTTGCGACGTTTGGCGCACCGTCCAGAGCTTGTGCTATCGCTTTTGAGTAATCAAAAAGGACTTCGTTACGATGAACGATAGTCCCGTCTTCTTCTTCAGGAGAACCAACTGCAAATGCTCCAGTCTCATTTGCAATTCCAATATAGCCATTTTCGCCCAAGTGCTTAATTCTAAATATCGGAAACGCAGGGGCTGTCCCGTTATTTTTAATCTTGAAGGTCATTTTATTTCCGTCTTGAGTATAGTCTTTAATGCGTCTGTAGGACGTTGAATGAGCATATGCATCTGCAACTATAAACGTTATCTCACCAAAGCCGTTCATCTTGATTTCTTTAAAGTTCAAATCACCAACCTGGACAGCTAAATAATAGCGTCCAGGTATGTGGCTAAACATCAACATCTTAGGCTTTTTAGAAGATAAAGCCAATTGTAGGGCATCGTAATCTTCTATTGTATTGTATTTTACCCAGAATGGGACTTTTATTACTTTATGCTTAGTTTTCGTTCCAATAAAAATGCTACCATCTTTGCCACCAATTTCTTTTAGCTCCGGGTCGTAGTCTGCGCCACTAAAGACAGTAAAGCCGTCTGTAATAGTAATCCACTTAGTCAATTCGACATCGCCAAAATGACATCTTACAGTTTTGTAATCTACCATCTGTTTATACCTCTCAGTCTTTCTTCTGTCTGTTCGTCAAATTTTTGTCTCGCTGCTATCGGCTTAGCAACGACTCTGGCAAATTCATTTTTATCAAATTGCGCAGACACAACAATAGGTCTATCGGCTAAATTTTTGATGGCAGATAACAAAGCAGCATTGCCGTTAGTGTAATTATCTGTACTAGTCACTTGACTAGATAAATTTTTGTTTAAAGTACCTATTCGCTCAAAGCCATTGTTTACGTTAGTATCCATATCAAAAGCTAGTTGAGGATTTCCGAATGAAGACTGAATCTCTTCGGCCATTCCGTTAACTAAGTTTTTAACTGGTTTAAATTTATCAACAAGTCCTTGATGCAGACCTTGCATGATTGCGTTGCCGGCTGGAATAAGTAAACGTCTATCGTAACTTATTGGTCCTTTGTGATCTTTAATCCACCCTGCAATATCTCCGACAAAATTTTGAATATCTCCCCAGACATCCTCTAAACCTCGCAAAAAACCTCGCATGATAGCTCTACCTGCACTCAATAAATCAATCGATTTGATTGCATTGATAAGCTTTTCACCAATATTGTTAGCTGTTTCGTTTATTTTACCTATGACACTCAGAATCCCTTTAACAAAAGTTATGAGTAACTGAACTCCAAGAGCTAGCACTTTAGGTAGATTACTTGCTATCGCTCCTGCTAAAATCGCTATGAGTTTTCCAACAGTAATAACGATATCAGGTAATCTTGCTATAATCCCTTGCACTAAGTAACTTAAAATTTCAAAACCTTTTTTTAAAATTGCTGGGTAATTTGCTTGCAACATCGATATAAAATTTGATATCACAGATACTGCCGAAGTTGCTACTTGTGGTAAGTTAGCTAATATTCCATCTATTAGATTCAGGACGAGAGTAGCCCCAGCTTGCAAGAGTCCAGGTATACTTTGTATTACAAAAGATACGAAATCTGTAAATATTTTTCCTGCCACTGTTAAAAATGCAGGATAGGCTGTTAGAAAGCCGTTAACAAAGCTAATAATAAAGCTAATGCCAGCTTGCATTAGCGACGGACCGCTTGTTTGCACAAAACCAACAATTTTAGGTATTAGCTCTGAGAAAGTTAACGAAATAACCGAACCAAATCCTTTAAAAACATTTGTTAGCATTGGTATAAAGTTATTCAATACAAAGTTGCTTGTTGTATCAAACAGCGCTTTTAGCGATGGTTTGATATCCTCACCTAAAGCCATTTTCCCCAGCAAGTTTTTCGAAGCTGCTTTCATAGCTTCAAACGAACCTGTGAACGTTGTTGCTGCCTCTTTAGCGGTTGTCCCGGTTATCCCTATTTTCCCTTGAATAGCGTGAATAGCTTCATATACATCTGAGAGATTTGAAATATCATATTTTTTCCCAGTTAGCTTTTGGGCATCTGAAAGCAAACGTTTCATCTCTTCTTGCGTACCGCCATACCCGAGTTTTAGATTGTCCAGCATCGTGTAATTTTGCTTCGCAAAACCTTGATAAGCATACTGAATACTTTCCATAGATGTACCCATCTTGTTAGAGTTATCAGCCATGTCTATCATAGCCATATTTGCGACTTTTGCCGCTTTGGCCGTATCCCCTCCGAGCGACTGAAGCAAACTAGCACTAAAGCCAGTGACACTTTCCATATACGCATTCGCTGATAAGCCAGTTGTTTTATAGGCTTCGTCTGCATATTTTTTTACTAAATTTGCGTTGCTTTTGAAAAGGGTTTCTACTCCTCCAAGCGACTGCTGAAGCGCCGCTCCTTCTGAAATTGATGACGATATTGCTTTTGTGACCATTTCGCCTATTTTAGCAGCAGCAATGACACTCCCCAATATCCCAATCAATTTACCTCCTAATAGGCTACCTGCAGAGCTCCCTGCGCTTGACGCTTCTGGGTCTAACGTCTTACTTATAGATCCAGAGATTCCTTTAGCCGACGGCATAATCTGCACGTAAGCTTGTCCTAAGTTAGTAGCCATCAGCTATCACCTCCAAACCCAAGAATGTTATTTCTAGTTTCTTCGAAATCCTTGCCACTGCCGAATGAAACAACTTCACTATCTTTCTGTTGATTATCAAACATTGTTGAAACCATTTCTGGTCTATTTTTACCTTTTTGGCCATCTGTCGTTTTCATCCAAATGAGCTTTCCAAGTCTGTCAAACATCCCAGCTAGTATTCGTCTTTCAAATGAGACTCTATTACCTGAAATAACTCGATTGATTCTTGATTCTTCTCTCAAGCCTAAAGAAAAAACAGCTACTTTTAGAGGTGGTAGCTGTTTGTAATCATATATGTGATAAGTTTCAGCTAAATCACAGACAAGAGCATCTTCGTCCATTTTTAGCATTGTGGCAAGGGCTATTATTTTTTTAATTGACCACTTTCAAAAATTTCTTTCACTTCTTCCATCAACGCCTCCGTCGAAACAGTCCCGTCGCTAGCGCGTAAATGATTTTTTAAACTTTCTACTTGGTCACCTAGCAACAAACGTAGAACTTTCGGTAAAGACAGCGGATTGCTTTCTAAATCCGCTAGCGCCTCTACTAATTCATAATTTTTTAAACGCGATTCTTCAATCTTATATTCAAAACCTGACGATGTTTTCATTAACCAGCTCCTTTTATATATTCATAGTGAGTGTTTCCTTCTGCATCAGGAAACGCTTGTAACGTTGTCTCATAACCAGCCGCTTCGTTATCGACATACTTAATTTCACCAACTTCGGATACTTTCCCTTTTGGTATTACAATACGTTTAACTGTATTGTTTTTCAAAATCATCTCGATAACCAAACAATGTTCCTCTAGTGGTTTTGAATTTGATTTAACAGTAATCCCGGCTTTAAGGTCTCCAGTTACATTATCTTTGCCATAGATTTCTTTGAGTACTTCAATATTCAATGCTTCAATCAATGTATATGTAAATTTATCTGCTTTACTTTTTTGTGCAGATTCTACAACATCGCCACCCCACGCTTGGATCTCTTCTGATTCTCGTTTATCTTCGTTTGATAAGCCGTCTTCGGAAATGTACCCTAATGACTTAAAGGCTTCGTTTAACTCTGATGCTGTGTCTTTGGGTAATTCTGTTCCTAGCGGCGCAGTATAAATAGCACCACCAATTTTAGGTTTAGCCGTAGTAACGTTTGATGAATTTGCTACCATATTTCCTCCTTAATAATGATTAATGTCAAATACAGCTTGATAGCGATAGCGCTTAGTTGCTGTATCTGTGAAATTGTAGTCAGCGTTAAGATGTACACCAGAAACTTGTGGCAAGACATCAAGCTGCTCAATTACTTGCTTTACTTTGTCATTAAGTAAAGCCGCCTCATACAACGATTCGGCATAACTTTGAAAAGCAAACGTGGAACTTAGCAAATGATTTTGCTTAGCCCCGCTAGTCTTTTCTAAGATGATGAATCGTGCAGGTTCATCTTTTTGATGTTCAAAAAAAGACGGCACATCTAAGTGCTCGTCTAAATATTTTTTGATAATTACTTCAATCAATCATCGCACCGCCTTCAACAATGTGTTGTTTTTTGAGTTATCTTTCTTGGCCTTTATGGTTTTAGCGCTAACCATAGCATTAGCCCTATTTTTCCCGACATGGATATCTTGGGCATAACCATCACCACAACGTTCTCTGATGGCTGTGGCCTTAGTGGTTAATACCTGCTGCATTTCTGATGATTTCATCAATTCAGCAACACCAGCTTTATTGAGCTTGAATTTAAACTTACTCATATCTTTCCACCATAACTTTCTTATTCCATTCAAGCGGAATAAACTCTTCAATACCTTCAAGAGCTAGGCCGACAGTGCGCCACTTTTTGTCAAAAAAGCGGACCTCTTTATCCTCCCAATCATGCTTATCTCCTTTTGGAATTGCCAAGATATATTCAACTTTTTTTCCGGTCAAAGATAACTGATTGGTGATGTCTTCGGTAGTTGCCGGTGCAACAAGAACATTCTCAATTTTAATATCAAAATCAACTTTTATCGGGTTCCCGAAAGGGTCTTTTCCGCTAATCGTCTTGTCGACTAAAGTAACTGTTATCCCTTTCAATTTCGCCATAAAGCTCAATTCCTCCATATCGCTGTTTTTTTAGTCCGAGACGCTTCAACTCACTATCCTTAATAAAAAGACCACCTCCTGGAACCAAATAAGTTCCAGACCAAGTGTAGCCAAGTGCCGATTGACTTTCTTGCGACATCGGTTCACCTTGTGTAGCAGTCATCAGCGTTCTCGCTACAATATCTACAGTTACCGATTTCAATACAGTAGCAAAGTAAGGAGTTTCCAAAATCATTTCATCTAGATTTTTACCCACTTTACTTGCTTCTAACCTCAACGTGTCAGAGACAGTCTCTAACAAAGCCTCAGCACGCTTGATTTCGTCAACGGATAATTGACGCCATAATAAAATAACGTCATCTGTTGTCGCAAAATTTGTCATAAACTTCCCTTTCTTATTTAGGGAGTAATTCTAATAACTCAGATTTTGTAGCAGACGAGTTATACTCAATTCCTAGCCCTGTCAAATGTTCTTTCAGAGTTTGAACGGTCCAAGATTTTTCATCACTTGTCTGTGTCTTATCTACTGTGTTAGGAACAATCTCCCAGTCGCCTAACAGCGCACAGTCAGTAACGACTACTGCTCCTGTGTTTTTATCTCTATAAATCATCCTTGTACCTCAACGCGAGAGAATGCTTTCTCATCTAAAATTCCCCATCCTATGAATGCTTCTGTACGGAGCAGGATTTCATTATAAGCCTTTAGATCACGTCCAGAGCCATCTGGGTCTCCATACTCGATAACTTCCATTGGGATATTTTCAGCATAACCCCACTTGAACATATTCTGGAAATCTCCGACAATAGCATGGTCATCTTTAGCTGTGCCACCTTTCATAGTAAGTGTCTTGTTGATGTCTAAAGTCATATTAAAGAAGTTGCTTGGACGTTGCCCGAATCGAAATTCAGGATACATCACATTATCAAATTTATCTTTTCGTTTAGACATATCTTGTCCTGCCTGTGGTGACAAAGCGATACCTGTCACATCATTTCCATTTGCTACAATCGTTGTAACAGCTGCATCAATATTGTCGTCAATTTTATCTGCTTCGTATTTGATGACATTACCAGTCACGACCCCATCAAATGAGTTTGTAGCTTTGAATGAGGCATCTGTCATTGTGCGAGGTTCAAGACCATGAATAGCTGCAATACAAAAAGCCTCCGCCATTTTTTTAGCAAAACCGTCAGCATAATGTTTTAAGAAATTCAATCGTTTTTCTTCTGAGGCATACTTAAATTCGTCAGTCATACGTGCCTGATAAACAAATTTCAGCGGTTTAATAATTTTAGAAGTGACCTTTGCGGTATTCCCTAATTTTTGCTCACCTTCACCAACAATCTGAGCATTACCATCCAAGTTGAAAACAAATTGTTCTACTCCGTTGAACGGGATTGGTGTTTGACCAGATAATTTCGCAAGCGTAGAGTGACCTTTCACTTTACTCATGATTTCTGTTACTAGTTCTGGTTTAAATAATGTTCCTGCTTTAATTGATTCTGCCATGTTTATTCTCCTTTGTTAACTAAATTACGTGCCATTTCAATCCAACCTGCTTCTTTTTTGTCGGTAATAATCGGCTCGTTTGATTTTGCTGGCGGTTGTGGTTGAGACGGCTTGATAAAAGATGCTAAGCGTTCTGCATCCACTTTGAGCCCGTCTTCATCATCGCCTTGCAAACGATTAGCTAAATCGATTGGTAAGCCATACTGTAACGCTACCTTTGTCCGTAAATTTGCTGTCTCATAACCAGCGATTTGATTTTCCAAAGTAGTAATTTTCTCTGTATAGCTATCAGTGTTTGATTTAGCATCATTCAAAGCAGTTTGTAAGCTGCTGTTTTCGGTTTCTAGTTTCTCAACACGAGTTTTCAGTTGGTCGTAATCTTGATACTTCTCACGTTCTCGAGCAATGCGAGCTTTCACAATCGTGTCCAACTCTTCTTGTGTTTCAATAACTTTAAATTCTGACATATTAACGTCCTTTCTCCTGCTTTCCCGGCAGTTCGGTAGATTTTTTAGCAGTAAAAAAACACCCTTTCGGATGTCGTTTTTTAACAGCTGGTTCTTTGCTTTCTTTTTGGCTTCGTTGTGTAACAAATCCAGTGCGCAAGCAATGCACTGTCCATTAAGCTAATGTCTCTATCATCATAAAGCGATTTATACCCAAAACCACCATTCGAGCCAATTTGCCTTTTTTCGCAGTTTGTAACTACCGCTGTCAAAGATGGCTGGTCGTTGTGGCAGATAGTCTCTTGCATGATACCTTGTTCCCACATCGTGTTAGCTGTGATAATTTCAGCAACTTTAGGCAATTCTGGTTTCTTTAAACCATGCTCTCTCATCTCTTGAGCAAGTAATTCTTGACCGCTTGCGCCATCAATAACAACTTTAGCAATGTCAGCCGATTTCAAAAAGTTAATAATCCATTGAGTTCCATTTCTGATGGATAAACAGTCAATAGCCTCAACAAATACTTTATTTTCTGATGCTCTTGCTGCAATTGACAATGATACGTTGTTACCGTCTTGGCCAAACTTAATCCCAACAAATAACTTACTTTTGAGTTCTGGTACTTGCTCAACTTTTAGTTTAGCCCACTCCTTTTCAGATATAACTGATTTCTGGTTAAATGACGGCCAATATCCTAAGCGCTGGATATTGTGATCAATTTCATCCTCACCTAATTCAGCTTCAATTTTACGCTCATTTAAGTGATATCCCATTGACGGGTTGGCAACATACCAACTTTTTACGTCATGTATTGGTTGCATTTCGTCAACAGACCATTCTGCCCATCCAGAGTAGCGTCTGTCACCTTTTAAACACTCTTTACGATAAGATTCAAAGACTGTACCAGTAGATACCATGGTCGGTGGCGTTCCACACATAATAGTCATTGGGTTATCGCTATCAGTTACCGTGTATTTCAACGCTGATTCTTGCTCAGATGTGTATTCTTGCGCCTCATCAATAATTAGCAGGTCAAATCCCTCACCAAGACCTCCATTTGATGTCCTAGTCCTAAACTGGATAACAGAACCGCTAGATTTAAACTCAATACGCTCCTGCCCTTTGGCTTTATTTGATATAAAATCTTCTCCGTCAACATATCCTGACATTTCAAGATATTTTTTTACTTTTTCAAACGAAGAGTGAGAAGTGCTAATTCTGTGAGCAGTATGCAAGATTTTCAATCCTTTATGCAAAGCCCACAGCTCAAGTATGTAAACGACTTCTGTTTTTCCGTTTCGTCGAGGAATAGCGTAGCCGTATTTTTGATGCACCCACAGGTTATCTTCGTTGATAGCCATCATAGGTATGAGCATATTCTCTTGCCACAAGTAGCAACTTAGACCTGTTTTTTTGTAGTAATTGATGGCTTCATGAGCTAGAGTTTTAGCAAAATGTAAATTTACCGATTGAGTAGGTCGCTGATTGCCAAGCTTTGCTTTCGTCTTAGTAACCATACTTTTTTCCTTTCAATCGTACTGCATGATAACCCTTTCGCTGGGAGACAAACCACCTCCTTGTTTCGAGCATAAAAAAAGCACTTGCAACACTAGCTAAGCGCTTATTAAATGATTTCAATTGATTTGATTTCTGATTCAGAAATTTCTGTATATCCTCTCTCGTTTTTTACGACTAAGACGTCCTCGGGAGTCTCATTTGTATCAGCATCGCAATAGTATGCTGTTCCAGTCCATATCTCATCATCAATGTCAACAAGTGAAATTTTCTTATTATTGTACTGCAATAATTCCATTACTCTCTCCTTTCATGATAAGTTGGAACAATGTGCGATCCGGTCTTTCCGTAATGGATAGTCAGGCCATTTACTAAATTTCCTGAGTAAATATCAATACCTATCGAAATATCTTCTGGTAAATCAATAAGTTCCTTATGAGTCCGTCCCCTTCTATTCTTGATTAATTCACCAGTTTGTTTATACTTTTGATATAAAGCATCGGTATCCACATCATCAAAGAAATAACTCTTACCTTCTCCAGCGGTTGATTTGATATGCCGAGCTTGTTTTTCAGGATTTACCTTATCTAGCCAACTTCCATTTTTAAAGTTTCCTTGGATGTGTGCTTGGTCTTTTAATCGCTCATATCTTATACCATCATTATACTTCAAGTCTTGGAATTTAGCTAGAGAAATAGGGGCTTTTGTACCTAAAATGGATACTATTTCCTTATATTCTTTGATATCAGACTTACGGTTATTGTCTCTGATGTCAATATTCATCTGTTTGCGTCGTTCTAGTATATCAGTAGTTTCTTTTGTCCACTTTTTCGACCATGAATTCTGACGCTTGCCGTTTTTAGGATGATAGTCGATAACACACTGACAATGTTGATGCCTCTTGTAAAAATCTTTTGGTTCTTCGTGGTAAATATACTTACCAGCGAGGCGATCGCACCAATCACAACACTTACCCGTCGATATACGCTCAATGGTTGGTGTCATTCCAGCCTTAGCGTGAAAATCAGCATTAGCTCTGATACAATCATCAACGATAGATTGACTAAAATTAACAATTGGCTCATCGAGAAGCCACTTGACATCGTCAAATACAGGTTCACTCGACAAACGATTGACTAACCCGTCAATTTTATCTTGATTAAGCGGTGGACGTTGAATTTTTAAACTAATTTTAGCCTGTTTATTTAAATTTTGCTGGACATTTCCTGCATAATCAGAAATTAACTCATAATTATGTCTCAGTATATCATTCACGAGACGATTAGCAATATTATAATACATTTTACCGTCTGGTAATTTATCAGAGGTAACAGAACCTGTCAGAGTCAAAGATAAAAGTTGTCCGACTTCAATAGCAAACTCATTGACTGTCTTATAAGTCGCTTTTTTAGCTTGCAATTCTGCAAAAGCCTTAGCAACGACCTCACTTTTGCCAAAATACTTTTCAAAATCCTGTTGAACAGATTTTAGTAGCTTAGGTAAGACATCATCAACCATCAGTTGTCACCTCCGTAGCTTTTGGAGTTGGATTGTCAGAACCTTTTACCCCAGTTAAGTCCCGAATAACGTCTGCATCCATGAAACCAGGAATAGCTTGATTAAGCTTAATAGCACCATCACCGACAAGAGTTAACATGTTCGCGTCAGCTTCAAACAATGGCTCCCACTTAATTACAGTATCCATGAACTGATTGCGAAGATAAGGGAACTCATCTCTTAGGCAAACCGCAACATAAGCCACATTTAAAAAACCAGAAGAGAAAGAGCGTTGAGCTTTGCGTCCTGCCGCTCTTAAATTCTCATGCGCTGCTTTAATGGCTTTTTCTGATGATGGATTGTCAGAAGGGAAACCAAGGTCATCAAGAGTAAGTCCAGAGCCGCCCGCGAATAATGAAGCGTACATTTTTAAATGATCCATGAAAGGGGCCATGCTTGCTGTTGTAAATTGCCCAACTGTTGGTTTGTCTCCATCTTCATCTTTTGATATCTCTAATAACGTCGAAACAGTAGCACGCCATTTTTCCATAGGTTCTGCATCAGGATCCATTCCGAGGACATACTTTTGAGGGAAACTATAAAACTCTGCAGTAACTTCCGCACGCTCTAAAGTACGTTTGGCGGCCTTTTGGTGATACATCCCAGCTTGGGTTATACGACTACGTCCGAAGGGACGTACAGCATCTGGCCTATGAATTACAGGGACAAGCAAAGGGTGTCCTGTCGAGTTATCAATGCTATATGGTTTCTCATCTTTGGGATAGTACCAGGTTTTTTCGCCTGTAAAATAAGCTTCTAATGTAGGGTTCTCATTTGAATCCGACTCTAAGACTGCATAACCTTCCGTCAGTAAAAATGTAGTCGGATCAAGAATGCCTGTTGCTTTACTCGCTTCAATAACTTGCATTTTGGGTAGGCTATCTTCATTTCCTGGCATAATATATACAAAGCAACAAGACGCAATTAACGCTGATTGAATAACTGTATCAAAAAAGATGTCCGGGTTATTGGCTTTAAATATTTCCCAAGCGTTAAAATCATCATTAGCAAACTCTCTAAAAATAATACGGTCTGCTAGACTATCAACTCCTTTTGTGGTCCATTCGATTACAGATCTGTACATTTCGCGTACGCTGTCAGGCATCACAATGCTTCTCGTATTGTCTCTGTCGTCCATAGCATAATAGCGATATCTTTTATCTACACCAGTCTTAAAAAGAGCTAACTTCCTACGAAGATAGCCCATACCCATATAATTCATTGTTGCTCCTTTATTTTTTGCATAACTAAATCTACAAAGTTTTCTTCGTGAATATCTATACCCTCAACAAGCGCGATTCCTGTAAAACCAAATTCAGACTCATTGTCTAAAATTTCCCTCTTTAGTTTTTTATAGTGTTGTACCAAATTACGTATTTTTTTAGGCTTTTCTGTCACATCTGCGTTAGTATTTAGAACCTTAATTTTCTCTTTCTTTTTATCGGCTCGTTTTTGCTTCATCAATTTGCGTTGTTTCTCACGAATGCCCTTTTTGCGGCATTCTTCTGAACAATATAAACTTCTGTTGGTTTTAGCTTGGAAAGTCTTTTTACAAATTAAACATTTCTTTTTCAATATAATCCAACCTTTAAAAAATTCTAAATCCTAACGCGAGAAAAAATGTACAGTGACGGCGTGAAGCTCGGCCACATAGCCGATAGGGTCTATATGCCCCCTAAAATCAATTCTAATCGATTTTAAGTCTTCTTAATATAAATCATCATATTTATTCTTTAGATGCGTAGGACGTCCAGTCTCGGCTTTGAGGTAAGTTTCTATTTCCTACAACAGTAGCCCGTACGGCTGTCTGATTGATAAATAACTTGTCAGACTTTTGCCTATTACATTGCCAATGTGTCAGCTGTAAATTATCCATTGACGAAGGGTGTCCTCCTTTCGATATTGGAACAATATGATCAATTGCTGCACTTAGTGGATGTGGATA